TTGAAGAAATAACTTCATTTTTAGAAGCGTTTCCTTTTCCTGTTGCAAATTTTGCGCGACATGTTGGGGGTATTGTCACTACTGGTTTCCCAATCTCCCACAGCAAAAGTCTTATTACGCCGCCTAATTCACCGATGGAATGAGCTTGTGAGTTTCGTGAGGAAAAGGCATATCCTTCAATAGCAACTACATCTATCGAAAACTTAATAACAATGTTTTCTATTTCTTTTCTTATTAGCCAAAGTCGATAGGGGCCAGTTTCATTCGTAGAAATAACACCCGTTTCCCCATTGTGGCAATATCCCGTAGATGTGAGAGAAAGGTCTAAAGCAAGGATATTCACTCGCCAGATACTAATCCAGAAAAGCAAAGACCCGCCGAACATCTAGCCGGTCCGGCGGGTACTACTAGGGCGGGTGGCGCTGATGCTTGCCGTCGCTTTGCCGTAGCTTTCGCTACTAGACCTTTTGACCACCTGCCTTTCTTCCGCTAAGGGTAGATATGGGCTAGATGGGAAAATCGTAACATTAAAAATAAATACTGATTAGTAAACTGATTAAAAATTAATTGTGGTGATTTTGCACATGCAAGAACCGGGTGCCGCACGTTGCCCTTGCACCCGGCCCTCGCACCTATAACGGTCCTAAGGATTAAAAGAGTACAACTAAAATAAATACTGAAAGTGTCAAATAAAAAAAATCAAAGTTATTTTTTCCAACTTTGTTTAGCTAAATCTAAATCAAATGCCAACTGCGGATTGTTTCCAATCCTGGTATGGCATTCGCGACATACAGCAAGAACATTGTTCTCATCAAGAATTGAGCCTCCCTGCGAACGACGAACAAGCTCGTGTACATCAACGCTTCGGCGTTTTATGAATGTTGTTTTCCCGTCATGTTTTGCAAAGACTAAACACGCTTCGCAGTACGGGCGTTCAGAAAGAACCTTTTTTACAAAAGGTCTTCTCTTCTCGTAGACGGCTTCCATCTTTTTGCTGCGCTTCTTGGGCGGAGCGCCCCTCTTGAGTGGGGTCTTTTGCTTTGGCGGCTTCCCCCGTTTAATGGGTTTTTTACGCTCCATGATTAGAGGTTATCAACATCTACTTTGTCGAACTCCCACCTATTGTCCAAAGCGGCCCACAGCGCCCTGTCGATAGATGTTTCTTCAAGGTCGTAGTCTCTCAACATTGAGCGATGCTCGGCAATTGCCCTCTTGAGAAACTCAACTTCTTCCCACCCGTCTCTGACTAAGGCTTCGCCACTCTCAATCATCAACTGGACCTCGTCAAGTCTCTTGTCGACATGAAACTTGAATCTTGTGACTTTCCTGATTTTCCCCTGATACGCGTTCATTGCTTCGCGAAGAAGGCGATTACCGCGCTGCCCCATCGAAGAGAACCGTGCCTGGTCCGCTTCACAGTCCATCCGGAGGTCATCAATCTGTTGCTGCAACCCGTTGGAAAGGAATACCAATGCATCCCTCCATCTACCCCAGTTTTCTTTTTCCATCAACATCTTCTTGTGGAGTGGAGTCAGCTTATTTTTCACTTCTTCAGCTACGTAATAAGCGAACGTGTCGTCGTTTAGCAGGCTCATTTATTTACTCCATGCAGGGCATATTTTTTTATAACTACAAAAGTTGCAGAGATAAGACGTTCGTGCCTCGAACACCCCAGTCTTGCAACAGTCGTCAACTTCTTGCTTTATCTCGAGTACATAGTCGGTTGTTTTCTCGATGTCCGATGTGGTTATTACCTTTTCAAGACGTACGCCGTCCTTTAGGTAAAGAAGTTCAACTCTGTCCACATCACCCACGCCAAGATTTGACAAGAGAATCGCGTACAGCAAAAGTTGCGTAAATTTTTCATCGACATACGAACCTTTTGGCGTTTTGCCTGTTTTATAGTCGGAAACCGTAAGCATCAAAGAATCTTTACTTGGGCCATATCTGTCTATGAACCCACGAATCTGAACTCCACCGATTTGTCCATTCAGCTCAAATTCCAGTCCGGTTGGCTGAACTAATTTGGGGTCCTCTATGAGCCACAGGTTTTCAATACAGAACCATGCGCTCCATCGAAAATCTTTTATTTCTTTGTCAGTGCGCAAGACACGGTATGCCTCATCAGCCCATTTTGAGTCCCACATATCTTTTGCAATCAGGCGAGCAGATTCAAGTATCCGCATCTCTGGTGGAAGTTTGTACATTTCCTCCAGTACGTCATGCACAAAATTCCCTAATACTGCCCAGTGATTTGATGGGTCGGGTATTAGGTCAATTTTGTTGAACTTAAACCTTTGCGGGCACTGGTTGAAAGTGCTTAACGAAGAAGGCGATAAGTATGGGGGAGGCGATATCTCACTTGTCATTTAGTACAACGTGCTGTCCGCCAAAAGAAAGACGAGTTGCCTCAGCGATAAGTTTGTCAAGGTCCGTCTCTGTCACGGTTTCTTTCTTTGGCTTAGGCTTGTTGTTGCTGTACGTCGCCCAATACTGATTCAATTCATCACGCTGTTCCTGTGAAAGGGACTTGGCGATTCCAGTAAAAGAATCCCACTTCGTGGAAATTTCTGGAGAAACATTTGCCTGCATCGCCTTCACCTCTGCTTCTGAGTCAATTACCTGTTCGATTTCAATGGCATCCTCGCTTCGCGCAAGGTAGAGACCGACGCCGAGCGTCTGTGCTGCTTTCTTCAAGGCATCAGAGATTGCTCCCTTGAACTCATCTCCGAGGTCAAGGATTCCACCCTGCTTGTTGCGCTTGATTTTCTGGCCACCGAACCCGTCGCGGGAAATGCAAACCAAATCTTCCATGTACCAGTCAATTCGCACATGGGCAACGACAAAGTCGGGGTCAGTCGCATCGCGCTCACAGCGAACGATTGTGAATGACCACTTATCCACTCCGAGCACCTTGTTAAGACGGTTAATGACCTCGCTGACAGGGATGTACTTAAGAGTGGTGCCACTCTTCGTGACCGTCCGCTCCATCTCATCCGGAAACGGCTCGGACAGATTTGAATAGATTCCGTTGGTGGTCACTTGGATTCCTTTCGCACGATGATGCTTGTTTTGAGATTTCCGGTTTCGCAGTAGTTGTCTGCATTGATTCCGATGTTGGACAACTCTTTCACTCTCCAGTAAGAAGGCTGGACGTAATCGAGGATTTGAATGGCAACCTCCTCTGGCGTCTTTAGTACTTCTCCGGTGTCCATGTCGATAGACATTCGGGAAAGTTTCGACGCGACTGCGCTTGCCAGGTCTTTATGCTGCCATGCTCGACGCTCGTATGAACTTTTCTTTTCGATAAGGCCCTTGCCTTCGATTTTTACTTCCTTGTTGTTCTCAATCATGTTCCCAACAGAAGCCGCGAAGTCGTCGTAAATCATCGACATCTCCCTCTTGGCCATGTTGAGTTCAAAAAGAACAGAACAGGCATCTTCTGCCTTTGGGTTTGTTGCGATGTAAGCCTCAAGCTCTCGGGAGAGATTGAGCAAGTAGAGGCGAACCTCATCGATACGTTCAGGTGTCATTAGGTAATATTCCTTAAATAGCAGTGATATTGCTAGATGACTATAGCGACTCGCCCTCTTTGCGGCAACCCGAGACCAGTCAAATGCGTAAAGGCTCCGACACAGGAGTCCACCTGGTCATCATGGTCACAGGCTTCCGGGAACGACGAGAACTCATCCAGCCAGTCGGACAGCCAAGGAGCCCGTACTACGCGGACATTCCCATTGGCCACGGCGGCGGCCAGCGGTCTAGCCCTCGTCACCTTATCCCCAGTGGTGCGAATTGCTTCAAAGTCGTACCCAGGGACTACATATCTGGCGTACTGGTCCATAAGGGCCTTGCCCGACGAGCCGGGTTCCTGCTCCATACGAATCGCGACCCCATGGCCATCTTCATAAGCGGTTCTAGAGATGAGTTCCTCAACCTTCTCACCCCTTAATCTAGCCCGTTTTACGTCCAAAACATAGGCGATTCCCTGGTCGAAAAGCATTAGGGTCCCCACCGTATAGTCGGGATTTGGGTTTGAATGTGAGGGTTCGGTCGCCGCCAAGTCCCAGAACCTTACGGCTCGGGCCATTGACGAAATCTGGGGTATTTCTGCAGAATCTATGATAACCATGGACGTTCTGTCAAATAGCGTGCCTAGGGTCGTGCTCCACCAGTCGCCCTCCTCCAGCCTTCTACGCTCAATCGGGTCAAGGGCTTGGAGGGCCTGACGATAGGAAACTGCGTCAATTCCTGGGTTGTCGGTCAATTTTGACGGAACAAAAATACGGCCTTCTTTTTTTCCTTCGACAATAAATCGCTGTCT